CTCGTGGGCTCGGAGATGTGTATAAGAGACAGTTTCTTACATATATACGACAGGAAGGACTTATGATACTGTCGGGAAATATATCAAATATGTAACGGATTTTCTTGAAAATGCTGAAGGTGTCAATCGTCGTAGCTATCTGGCTTATAAGCGTGAAAATGCCAATATTGGGGCACGTTATCCATTGATGAGTGAAGCGATTTGTGATTTATTACACCACCTTAAAATAGGATATAACCGCCGAGAGCAGAAAATAAAGACGTTAGAAAAGCTTGATGCCATTTCAGACAAGAATAGAAAACTGTTGAATGATTTTATAGTATGGTTAACCGACAACAATGATTATTCTCCACATACAGTGGATATTTATCATACATCCTTGAAGCAATACTTTGAATATGCCAATGTCATAAATATGGAAAACTGCAAGCGGTTTATACGGACTTTAGAAGAAAAATCATTATCTCCACAGACTATCCGTCTGCGTATCACCGCTTTGGAAAAATTTTCTAAATGGCTAAAAAAGCCGATAGAGCTTAAGCGACCTAAGATGAAGCACAAGCTCGATGTGAACAATGTCCCGACAGAAGAGGAATATAACAGGCTGTTGGATTTCCTGAAAACGAAATCCAACAAGGATTACTATTTCTTCATCAAGGTATTGGGTACTACAGGAGCCCGGCTCTCGGAGTTTCAGCAATTCACATGGGAGGATATAGCAATTGGCGAGGTTGTTTTGAAAGGGAAAGGAAACAAGTATCGGCGTTTCTTTTTCCAGAAGCAATTACAACAGGAGGTGAAGGACTATATAAAGGAGACAGGCAAGTCCGGTACTCTTGCTGTCGGGAGATACGGACCGTTGACTCAGAGAGGTTTTTCACAAAACCTGAAAGCATGGGGTAAACATTGTGGTATCGATTCAAAAAAAATGCACGCTCATGCCTTCCGGCACTTCTTTGCTAAAATGTTCCTGAAGAAAACTAAAGATATAATTCAATTAGCAGACCTTCTCGGTCATGGTAGTGTAGATACAACAAGAATTTATTTACAGAAAAGTTATGATGAACAACAAAGAGACTTTAATAAAAATGTTACGTGGTAGTGTAGACCAGCTCAATGAATTGTCGAATATGACTGAATGTATAGATATTTATGACGCAGCTGGATATGTTGATACTGAATTTCTTATGGAAGCACTTTCCTGTATTAATACTTTCATGGATGCGAGTAATATGGTTATAACGAAAATATCTTCACTGTTAGCACCTGACGCTCCGATTGGGGAAAAGAAGAAACAGGCTGACGAAGGTAAAAAATGGAATGTAGAAGAAATACTGAAACATTGTACTCTTGAGAATAATATCCTCAAACTTCCTCAAGTTCAATTCAATAAAAAATCTTATGCCGAAGCAAAGAAGTGGATAGAAGAAGCCGGCGGCTCATGGCAAGGTGGGAAGATACAGGGGTTCACATTCCCGTTTAATCCGGAGCGTGTGTTTTCCATGCTGAAAGAGGGTAAACGGTGCAACCTACAGCAGGATTACCAGTTTTTTGAAACTCCGGCCGATGTTGCCGACTGGCTGGTTATGCTTGCCGGAGGGATATATGAGGATGATACGGTACTGGAGCCGAGTGCCGGCCGCGGTGCTCTCATTAAAGCCATTCATAGGGCTTGTCCTTCTGTAACAGTAGAATGCTATGAACTGATGCCGGAAAACAGAGAATTTCTTCATACCCTTAGCAACGTAATATTGCTTGATGAAGACTTTACCAAAGACAGTGTAGGTAGTTACACTAAGATTATTGCAAATCCTCCGTTTTCCGGTAATCAGGATATAGAGCATGTCAGGCTTATGTATGATCGATTGGAAGAAGGCGGCACGCTTGCAGCAATAACTAGCCAACACTGGAAATTCGCTTCGGAAAAGAAATGTATTGATTTCCGAAACTGGCTGAAAGAAGTACATGGAGAAGTGTTTGAAATCAGCGCGGGGGAGTTTAAAGAGAGTGGCACATCTATTAGTACAATGGCGGTAGTTATAAAAAAATAATTCAAAACGATATAGAAGTTTGAAAATATGAGGACGAAAAAAAGAACACCCGATTACGGGGCAATTTCCCGCCGTTCAATCCAAAATGATTTTAAAAGGGTACAAAGGTACCCGGAAAGGGAGAAACGCCCGCAAATCGAAAATCCGCCCGAAATAAATGCAGAAAGACGGGTTTTGTTTGTTAGTGAAAATTCAGCATATTACCGATACCGTTCTTTTTTCGTCGGTAAATTGGTAAGACTAATAAAACAATCAAACGTCGGCGGTTGGATAGTTGGATTTGTTTACGACGACGACCGGAAAGCGATAAATCATGCCGCCGGATGGTCGGATATGAAAAAAGAATATTTGTTGGATAGCGTAAAATTTAAGTAGATGAAAATCAAAAAACAAACCGGATATAAATTGTATTATACGTTCGTGGCGTTAACGGTTGCGTCTTATATGTGGGCGTTGTATAGTATCATTGTTTGGATAATTAAAACGTTTTTTGTATGAGTGTAAACAAGGTTATTTTGATGGGGCATACCGGAAAAGCCCCCGACGTTAAAACGTTTGATAATGGCGGAGTTGTCGCACAATTCCCGTTGGCAACAACCAAAAGAGGATTCACGACAAAAGACGGCAGAGAGATTCCGGAACGTACAGAGTGGCACAACATTGTATTGTCAAATGGTTTGGCAAAGATAGCCGGGCAGTACGTTAAAAAGGGCGATAAATTATACATTGAGGGGGAATTGAGAACCCGCAGTTATGAGGACAACAACGGCGTTAAACATTTTATTACCGAGGTTTACGGGTATGATATGGAAATGTTGACGCCAAAGAAAGACGGACAGAACGGAGGACAGCAGGAAGCAGCACCAACGCCACCGCCACCAACGCCAAATGATGATTTGCCGTTTTGAAAATGAGATTTGAAATTGAAATAAAAATTCCGGCGGGTTCCCGTCTGATTGGCACCCGGACAAAAGGAAATAAGGTTATTGCGGTTTGTGAGTTTATCCCGCCGAAACAACCGGAACCGGAGCCAAGACGACCGATTGGTTTTGCAGTATATGACCAGCCCGCCGGGAATAACAAAAAAGCGAAATGATATGCAGTACAGCAATAAGGATTACAACCCGGAAAAGCATGACCGTTGGCGTGCGTTGACCGTCAAACAGCCATACGCAAATGATTTGGTAACGGCGGCATACAAAGACGAAAACGGCGTTGTTTACGGGCGAAAATCAATTGAAGTTAGAAGCAAAAAAACGTCATACCGTGGCGACGTTCTTATTTGTTCGTCGGCAAAACCGGTTTATCCCGGAATGGAAAGCGGCGTTACTTTGGGATTGGTTGAGTTGTACGACGTGAAGCCGATAAAAGAGTTTACGCCGGAGGATTGGGAAAACACCCGGATTCCAAAGGAAAAGAGGGCAAAAATAACAAAGGGTTTCGGATGGATGATGCGCAACCCAAGACGTGTTGTTGAAATGCCAATTAAGGGGCAATTGGGTATCTATAATCTCGTATATACCAAGGGCGAAATAATACAATACCCCCGGAAAATGGTAATTGACAAAAAGAGTTGGGAACAGATAAAAAAACAGATAGAGAAATGAAAACAATCGGATTCCATATTGGACGTATCGGGTTTTATTTGTATCTGCAAAGTTTGTGGAAGTATAAGCAATTTTATTTGACGCCCGGAGTTATGGTTGAGGGCGTAAAAGGACATGACGTTTATTTAGATATTGAAATTAAATTGCTTTGTTTTTCCGTTGGTTTCCGGCTGATATGGATAAAAACCAAAATAAATTATTAACTTTGTAATGTAAAATACTAAAAACGTGAGCGATGAAAGAGATAACAAAAATATTGCCATTAAATGAGGCGGCAAAGTTTCAAAAATCCGCAGGCAAATATGATTGCACAATTACGGAATTGGCGGTAATGGGAGCAGGGAAAGCAAGAATTTCAATTTCCGGAACAGAGGAAAATTTGGATTTGTTGGTTAGTTCGATAGAAAATGAGAATAAAGAAACCACAACCGTTTGAACCCGGACGTGAATACAACCCCGGCGAACTTGCAGTTTACCGGGGTATGGTAATAATTGCGGAAAGATGGGTTAAACCGTCTGATAAACTGATTGAAAATGTTGGCAAATATGTATGTTTAAGTAGATGCGCGTGTTGCGTTATCCATAAAGACGATTGCCCGGCGGTTGGGCTTAAATGCCACAGAACAAGCCGTAGCGATAACAAAGTAATATATTTCAGAAAATTGTATAACATAACAGAAAAAAAGCGATGAAAAAGATATTTCAATTAATAGTATCAATCCCGCACGATAAATTATTGCATATTATAGCGGGAATGATTGTTGTAATGTTGGTTTTGCGTTTGGTTTCATTTATCGGGATTCCGGGAATGATTGCACGTATTATCGCATTGATAGCAGTAATTTTAACCGGGGTATTGCGTGAGGTTTACAACAAAAAACACGGAGGCGTATTTGATAAAAAAGATTTGTACGCCACAATTTCCGGAGGACTGATTGTTTTATTATTAACCGTTTATTAATTGGATATGGAAAAAAGAAGTTTTATTCCGTTTGATGCGGAAACGTTTTTGATGATTGAAGATGTAACGGGAACAGACCCGGAAGTTACAGAGAAAGAAAATTACTTTGAACTTAAAATGTACGCCCCGGATAAAGAGGAAAGAATAATTGAAGCCGCAATATGTGCAGTTCAAGGCAGATACGGAAAAAGAATAAAAGACGTAAAGACGATTAAAGAACAAAACCTTTTGCGTGGTGCAATATTCTTTGTTGAATACGAAAAAGGGGCGGGAAATTTGCCAAATGAGTTGTGCACAAATTTAGGTATGCCGGACGAAACCGCCGGGGATATTTATTGCCGCCGATTGTTAGAAGTTCGTGCATTACCCGTAAAGCGTGATAATTGGGAAAAATTGCAGATTTTTACCGGAGGCGGAATAATGCAGATGCCGAGAACGCCCGGAGGTTTGGCGGTTTATTCATTCCCGACCGAAAACGGCGTAATGTTGGACGTACCGGAGGGAAATTTTATTGTATTGACACCGGACGGAAAATTTGGCAAAATGGATATGCAAACGTTTATGGCTAATTTTGAAGAAAAAGACGCCAATACCGCCGGATTGACCTTTGACGAAAAGAGATTGTTTGAAAAGATGAATAAACTTTTCGGCAAGAATATAGAAAAAAGATTGGGAAAATTAGCCGAGGAATACAACGAATTGTTTGAAGCGTTTGAAAGATATTTAAGCAGGGAAAAAACGCAAAGAGAAATAAACGAAATTAATCCCGGAACGCATGATATTATCGACGAATTGGCGGACGTAAACGTTGTTTTATTCCATATTGCGGCATTATTAGGGTATAGCCAAAAGGAATTGCAGGAAATGGCATATACTAAAATTGCAGGACGTGAGAAAAACCCGGAATTTATGCGCAAACACCCACACAACAAACCGGAAAGCCCGGTTTGCGGTAATATGCAGCAGGAAACCGCCGAATAATACAAATATTTTGAGAACCGTTTTAACAAAAGACTATGACAAACGAAGAAAAAGAAGAATTAAGAAAAAAAGCGTTGTTCCTTACAAATACGGCGTATCTTTTGGCGGACATGGCACATACATGCGTTTTTTACGCTGATGATAAATTAAACCATTTAGGCAAATGCTTTGAAAAGGGCGAAAAAATGAGATTCAAAAAAGCCGCAAAGTTGACAAAAGAAGCATTTAAAGCCGTCAAGGAAATAACGGAACCATTGTATAATATTACCGACGTTGATAATGCGTGTATTGATAGCGATTATCTTTTGGAAGTTATTCAGTTGGTAATAAACAGAACCGACGAAACCGAGGAAAGCAAAACGGCGATGTTGGAATACATAAAGAAGTTACCACAAATTGAACATATAGAAGTTTAAGCGTATGAAAAAAGATTTTAAACAAGAACTAACCGAACTTATTAATAAGCACGGTTTAGAAAAGGAAATGAGAGAGACCCCGGATTTTATTTTGGCACAAGTTTGTATTGATGCAATGGCGGTATTTTCGGAAGCAATCGCCCGCCGTGACGAATGGCACGAATTCAGAAAGGCAGACGAAAAGAGTTCGCAGGATGCAAAACACAATTACCCGGATGATTACAATATTTGCAAAGACCGTTTTAAATGTGCTGACTTTATGAGAACGCAACCAATTGCAAATCTGATTCAGCGTTTCAAGACGACAACGGACAAAGAGGAAAAAACAGCAATCGCCGGATTGCTAAAACAGAAAAACGCCGATGCGTCGGGAAAGCCTCAAAATGATATACCGGAAGAAGTAAAAGAAGTTGCCGGAAAGTTGGCAAAGGTTTTTGGCGCATGTGTTGAGATACACCGTATTGAGATACCGGAAAAGAAACGTAAGTTTAGAAAGAAACCAAGAAAGGAGCAAGGCAATGAAACCCGTTGAATTTCCCGGCGTGAATGTAGTATTTGCAAAAGACCAACCGGAATATATGCCGTTACCTGCAATGAAAATCCCCAATGACCCGCAGGGGCTTATAATTACCAAATGGCAGTTATCCCCGGAAGAATTGGAGAGAGTAAAAGAAACCGGAACAATAGTAAATGTACAGCCACAAAGCGACGGTAAATTTTTTATTGAATGGGTAAAAAACAAAAAGGATGGTACACCGTACAAAAGAATTAGTTTAATGAACTCAATCGAAGTTGATGAAATAGAAAAGGCATAAAAAAACGCCCTGGAATTATAACCGGGGCGTTGCCGTTTAGGTACCGGAACGAAAGAAAGCCAAAATAAGCCCCGTAGGACGAAGAAAGCACAAAAGACAATAAAAAGTATCAAGTAACAAACAAAACCCGCTTAAAACGAAAATTCCCCGAAAATAACAAGCAAAGGGAAAGCGACGTTTGAGAGGAAAGCAAAGTAAATGGCTTTGCTGTTATAAAAAGGTTTAAAAAATGGAAGCGAGTAAAAGACAAAGGGGCGGACGCCCGAAAATGTGCAAACGAACAAAAGACCAAAGGGAGTTTGATTTGGCTTTTTGTTCAAATCTGTTTTTACGTGGTTACACGTATAGGGAAATTTCGGAAAGACTGAATGAGGAAAACGCCCGGCGTGGCGTCGGTTATACCATAACAAAACAAATGGTATATTGGGATATGCAACATTTGCTAATTGAGTGGAAACGTGAACGTATGGAAAATATAGACGATTACGTTACGCAGGAATTGCGAAAGTTGGATAAAATGGAGGTTGAATTGTGGGAGGCGTGGGAACGTTCAAAGACCGGGAAATTGCGAGAGAAAAACAGACAGAACGCAAAGCCCCGTAAAGTGTTGGAGGATGGCGACAACCCGGAATATTACGGGTATGAGGAAACCACAACGGAAACGTCCGCCGGAAACCCCCGGTTTTTGGATTTGCTTTTGAATGTACAGCAACGCCGGGCAAAGATGTTGGGATTTGATGCGCCAATAAAAGTTGATATACCGGGGTTGAAAGAAAATACAAATAGCGATGCGCCGAAATATGATGTTGCCGCAATACCGGAGGATTTGTTGTTTGCGGTCGCCGATAAATTGCAAACAGCAGAATATAAAAAACAATTAGCAGAAAAAGGAGTAATTGACGATGGTACGAACAACAAAGAATAATATCAAGAAAAAAGATGAACCGAAACCCGTACACACGTGCGGGAATTGTGGTTGGGGTAAATATTATTACGACCATTCAAATTTGGATATGGACGGGAACCCAATTTGTTTAAAATGCCCGTTTGTCGAAAATTGCAGTATAATACGTTCGGAAAAAGCGTGCGACAAATGGAAAATGAAACAATAAATTGGTTGTTTTTTAAGATTTCCGGTTTTTAAGTCAGAAAAAATACGGGGGTAAGACAAAAATATATGGTTTATTTTTAAGAATTAAACAAAATGGATAATGAACAATTACTTAAAATGTATGCAGCATTGAAAAACAACCCCGGCGAGATAGTAAAAGCGGCGGCACGCCATAGGCTGATAAACTTTGCCCGGTACATGCAACCGGATTTGGCTTTGGAACCGTTCCACGTCGTTTATTATACGCTATTGGATAAGTTCGCCCACGGCGAAATAAAGAAAATGATTGTGCAAATGCCCCCTCAACATGGTAAGGAAATATCAGATAATCAGATAGTTGCTACCACTAAAGGGCTAAAAAAACATGGTGATTTAATTGTAGGGGATTACGTGTTTGGTAGGGATGGAACACCGGTTAAAGTCTTATGGGTGTCAGAAAAAACAAGAAGCGAATATGTAGTTTCTTTTTCTGATGGAGCAAAGATAGAATGTCATGGCAATCACGAATGGACGGTATATAATAGATTTCGACAGAAAGAGGAAACTATAGAAACGAAGTATATGGCATCCTCCACAATATATAATGGAGATGGAAAAAGAGGAAGCCGATATAAATACCATGTAGATAGCAATGTTTGCGTAATGTTTGATAGTCGGAATGTAGATTTAGACCCATACGTTTTAGGAGCGTGGCTAGGAGATGGGGATAGCTCATGTGGAATTATACACATTGGCAATAATGATGTTGAAATAATAGGGAATAGTACATATAAATTCAAAGAAAGTAAGGGCACGACAACACGTAAGTTCTACAGCCCAGAATTGAATCTTTTACTAAAAAATAATGGACTAATTAAGAATAAACATATACCGGATATGTATAAATACAATTCAGTTGAAGTTCGCAAGAATGTGATTGCTGGATTAATTGATACAGATGGGTATGTGTATCACAGAAACGGACGTATAACCATATCCAACACAAACAAGCGGATTATAGACGATGCAGCATTTATATTACGCTCATTAGGCCAGTCTGTAGTTGTGTGTGAATTCAAACCTAGGGTTAGTAGTAGCGGAATAGTAGGGAAGAAGATAGTATATCAACTCTGTTTTAATCCTACAATGACTTTCCCGACAAAAGTAAAACGTAAGAAGATAACGAAATTGTCCATAAATAAGAAACGTGCTATTGTTTCTATTGAACGAAAGGAGGGCTTGGGTTATGGTAATTGCATCCAAGTAGAGGGGGGTATCTATTTGGTTGGAGATACGTTTATTCCTACGCATAATAGTGAGGGTTCAAGCCGGAAGTTGCCCGCTTTCATGTTGGGTTTAAATCCGGACACAAAGATTTGTATAGGTTCTTATGCTGCAACGATTGCGAGAGATTTTAACCGTGATGTTCAAAGAATAATTGATACGCCAAGTTACCGGGAATTGTTCCCGGAAACGTATTTGAACGGTTCCAACGTCGTAACAATGGCTAATACGTATTTACGAAATTCTGACGTCATAGAAATGGTTGGGCATAAGGGTTTGTTGCGTGTTGTCGGTCGTGGCGGTTCTTTGACGTCAAAAACGGTTGATGTATCTATTTTGGACGACGTTTACAAAGATTATGCCGAGGGCAACAGCCCGATTGTACGTAATGCGGCGTGGAAATGGTACACGACCGTTGTACGTACCCGTTTGCATAATGATTCCCAAGAATTAATTGTGTTTACCCGTTGGCATGATGATGATTTGATTGGACGTATTGAAAAAAGCGGGGAAACCGTAATTAATATTAAAAGTTGGGACGATGTAAAGAACATTCCGGCGGGCGCATGGGTACGCGTTAACTTTGAGGGATTGAAAACCGGGGAGCCAACAGAGATTGACCCACGGGAACCGGGGGCGGCGTTATGGGATAGACGACACAGCCGGGCAAAATTGGAGGGGCAACGAGCATTAGACCCGGTACAATTTCAATGCTTATATCAAGGGAACCCCGGAAACGCAGAGGGTAGATTGTACCGGAACCCGTTCAGAACGTACGTTGACAAATCAGAATGGGGAACGTTCGTACGTAGTGGTAATTATACAGACGTGGCAGACGAGGGCGACGACTTTACATTTTCGGCGTGTTATGACGTTTACAAATCCGGTAATGAGGCATGGAACGAACAAAAGAAACGGTTTGAACCGATTTTGTATGCGCTAATTACTGACATGGTATTTACGCAGGAAAATACAGAAGTAACAGCCGTTACCGTCCCGGAAATGATAAACCGTTGTGGAACGCAAAAAGCATGGATTGAAAGTAACAACGGCGGTGCCGGGTTTGAAAAGTTGATACGTAAAAAGATAAAAGCGATTTCCGAACCATTTTACCAAGGTGCCAACAAGGAAAGCCGCATTATAACAAATTCGGCAAGCGTCAACGCCCAAATCATAATGCCGTTAGGATGGGAGGAACGTTTTCCAAAGATACATGAACACGTAACCGGGTTTTTGCGTGATTTCCCAGCAAATGAGCATGACGACCCGGAGGACGGTTTGACCGGAATATATGAAAAGGAATTGGCGGACGGCGATACAAGACCATACAGCCAAGCAACAAGGGGCATTAAACGTCGTAATTAGCATTTTATTTCATATATGCAAGGCTTTAGCCGAAAATATTATAACTTTGCAATAAGTAATGGGGCAAAGGGTTAGCCCCCGGAGATAATAACAAAAGTTTTAACGTTAAAAAATTAAGATTATGGCTATTTGTAAATGCCCGGCAGCAGCAGCGTTGCCAAACATTCCAAACTTTATGTGTGCCGAGAGTTTCGGACAGATTCAGAAAGTAGCGTTTCAGAGATTGTATAAAAGCACCGGAGAAAAAAATTCATTTACCACGACGGCGGGTATTGGGAAAAAAGCGTCATGGACGCCGTTGTTATCGGCAGAGGACGACACGAAAGTTGTTGTCTCCCCGTATATCCAAGCACCGACAGCAGAAGCAGGCGCACCCCGTACGTTCGGCGGAGGAAACGAAACGTTGGGCGGTATTGAAGAAATTATTGGACGTGAGCCAACCCCATTTACGGCGGTTATGCGTAAAATGCCGCAATCACTGATTAAAGCATTGAAAGAGTTGCAATGTGAAAGCGATTCCCAAAATTTGGGGGTTTATTTGTTTGATGAAAACGGCGCAATTGGTGCATTGCAAGACCCGACAACAGCAACAACGCATTATCCTATTCCAATTCGTTCTTTGTTTATCGGGGATAAAACATTGGGAGGATTTGAGGCACCCGATAGCAACGCAATACAATGGACGTTTTTACCTAATTGGTCGGATGATTTGGCTATTATCGTACCGGAAGATTTTAACCCGCTAACAGACTTAAAAAATGCAGCAGGGTAAACAAACAATAGTGACGTTGGAAAATGAAACATTGAAAACGACACGAGATTTTGAAGTTAGCCACGCCGAAAGACTTTTAAAAATGCCAAATAACGGCGGTTGGCAGTTACCGGAAAATAGTAAATTTGAATTTGACAAAGAAAATGGGCTTAGATATAAGAGAAATAAAAAAGCAGATAACGGAGCCACGGAACAAAGCGGCGATAAGTAGGGCGATTTACCACCAAAACCGCATACGATTTCATGCGGAAAAGGCGTTGACGCCATACATTACGCAACCCGTGACCGATTTTTTGGCTTATGTTTCAAACCTTATACCCGCAGACAAATTCAAAGTGTTCAAAACATTGTTCCGTTACCCCGTAAAGACAAACGAGATAACGGGCGTTTGTTTTGATAAGTTGAGCCGCATTTTTGACGGTCGTAACCCGGCGTTCAATTATCAGTTTATGAACAGCGAACAAAGGGACGATTGGGAGTATTACAGACAACACGTATTGGAAGAACCCGAAATTTGGAGCACAAAGGGATGGGAATATTTCAAAACCGAAATTAACAGCGTATTAATTGTTGATTTGCCAAAAGAGCAATCCCCCGGCGATAATTACCCGCAACCGTACTTTTATTGGTTGCCAATAGAACACGTTATTTCATACAAGGCAGACAAAACAACGGGCGTTATGCGTTGGATAATATTCCGGCAGGACGACAACCGTATTGCCGTAATTGACGATGAACGATACCGGGTATTTACCGAGGAAAAAGGCAATATTGGCGAATTGCTGATTGATAGCCCGCACGATTTGGGATATTGCCCAGCACGTTTTTTTTGGAACGAACCATTGAGTTTGAGAGAACCGGACGTTAAGGCGTCCCCGTTAACAACCGAGTTGGAAAGTTTAGATTGGTTCCTTTTTTATCATTTATCAAAGAAAAATTTGGATATGTACGGGTCGTACCCGATTTATTCCGGATATGAACAAAGTTGCGATTTTACGAACGGCGAAAACGGCGATTATTGCGACGGCGGGTTTTTGAAAGATAAACAAGGCTATTATAAATTAGACCAAGCGGGTTTATTGATGCGTTGCCCGAAATGCGGAGATAAACGAATTGTCGGGGTTGGTTCATTCATTGAAATTCCGGTACCGGACGGCGACAAACAGCCGGATCTGCGCAACCCGGTTCAGATGTTGACCGTTGACCGTAATAGTTTGGATTATAACGTTAGCGAGGAAGAACGGTTGCGTACAAACATAATTACGACGGTTGTTGGTACCAACGAGGGAATAACAACCCGTGAAGCATTAAATGAACAGCAAATTAAAGCCAATTTTGAAAGCCAAAACACGGTATTAAACCGAGTAAAAAAAGGCTTTGAGGCGGCGCAAAAGTTCGTTGACGAAACCGTTTGCCGTTTGCGTTATGGAACAATGTTTGTTTCGGCAAAAATCAATTATGGCACCGAGTTTTATTTGTCTGATGCAACCCAATTGCGAGAACGTTATAAGATGGCGAAAGAAAGCGGAGCAAGCGAGGGGGAATTGGATGCGCTACAAAATCAGATTATCGAAACGGAGTACAGACACGACCCAATACAAATGCAACGTATGTTAGTGTTGGCAGAATTGGAGCCGTACCGACATTTGACACGTCCGGAAGTATTAGAATTGTACGAAAAACAGCTAATTACCGAGGATGAATTGCGCATTAAATTGAATTTCGCTAATTTAGTGCGTAGGTTTGAACGTGAGAATACAAACGTTTTGGAATTTGGCAGCCAAATACCATTTTCCAAGAAAATTGAAGTAATAACAAAAAAAATTTATGATTATGCGAGTGAAAGCAGAAACAGAGGGTAAAACAAAGGACGTCGGATTGTTGGACGTTACCCCGGAAAATTTCATTGTTCCAAAATGGGAAGAAAGTTTTTATCATTGTCGTATTGAGGTTGTAAAATTCAACCAAGAAACGGGCGAAAGAATTTCACGACCACGTATGCAGGTTTTCGGAAAAAAGTTCTTTGAAACATTCGGATTGCACAATTTGCGAAAAATGGGTTATAAAGTTGACATTATGCACGACCCGAACGTTTGGGAGGCAGCGAACAAAGAAAAGATTGAAGCCAGCAAACGAGCAAAGGCAGAAGCAGCAGCAAAGGCGGCAGCAGAAGCAAAGGCGGCAGAACGTGAACAAATGAAAGCCGAAATTATTGCAGAACTGACAGCCGCCGGAGTTATCCCAGCAGAACCAAAGAAATCCGGAAGAAAGCCGAAAGCCGAAAAGACAGAAGAAACGGCAACCGAAATCCCGGAAAATAACGAGAACGTTTAACCATTAAAAATTACGAATATGGCACAGATCGCACAGCAAGACAATTTGGTTATTGAAGTAACCAAAACCGTCGCAGAATTGGACAAGGACACAAAGGAAAAGTTGATTGGATGTATTAAGGGCGGAACAATTACCGACGTTATTTTGGTAACAAAAGAGGTTGAAAAGAAAATCAGCCATGCACGTGTTGTTAGTTGGTTGGTTGACACAACCGGGGATTCCCCAAAATACACAATTGATATTATTAACGCAAACAGCGGAAAAGTAGAAGCAATCGCACTTAATTAATTCAAAGGGTAAGAATATTATGTTAACGAGAGAAATTTTAGTTGCAAATGCGGCTTTGTCGGGATTGTCTGACGAACAGATTACAGCGATAACAGCATTATCGCAGAATGACGAAAACAGCGTTATTGCCAAGAAAACGGGCGAAATTTACGGGGCTTTGGATGACGATATTTTGGCGGTTTCCGGTATCGCTAAAAATGGAACCGAAAAAACGTATGATTACGCAAAACGTGTAATGGGGGAAATGAAAACAAAAGCCGATGGCGCAACCGGCCTGCAATCGCAGATTGATTCATTGACCAAGGAAAGAGCCCGTTTAGAAAAGGCAATTGCCGATGGTGCGGCAGATGCGGAAACCGTGAAAGCATTGAAGCAGGCAAAAGCAGATTTGCAGAACGTGACAACGCAGTTTACCGAGTTGACAACCAAGTATGAGGCAGAAAAGGCAAACCACGAAAAAGAATTGTTCGGAGTAAGAATTGACAACGCATTGCAGACAGCCGCCGCCGGGCTTAAATTCAAAGCAGGATTCCCGGAAAGCGTAACAAAGGTTATTTTGACGCAGGCGACCGAAAAAGTAAAAGGCATGAACCCGGAATATATAGACGACGGAAACGGCGGAAAGGTTTTGGCGTTCAAAGATGCAAGCGGCGCAATTATGCGCAATCCAAACAATCAGTTGAACCCATTCACGCCCGCCGAGTTGCTGACAAAAGAATTGGAAACGATTGGAGTATTGGAGCAGCAAAGACAACAGCCAGGAGGCGGCACAAATAAGCCCGCAGGCGGTGCCGGAGGCGGCGGAATTACATTGGACGTAAGCGGAGCCAAAACGCAATCAGAGGCGTACGAACTTATTACAAAACAATTGATGGCGCAAGGTAAAACGGTAGGTTCCAAAGAGTTTGACGAAGATATGAGAAAGGTTTGGCAGGAAAATAGTATTAACAAATTGCCGGAGAGATAACCGGGTAATGGGTAAACCCGCATTTAATAACAAATTAAAATAAAAAGACTATGAGTTTAATTGCAACAAGATTACAGAATTGGCGAGTAGAAAACCCGGAGTTAGACCGTAATATGACCCGCCCGTGCGAGTATGGCGCATTAGATTTTTTCATTGAACAGACCAACGCCGGAAATTCCATTTTGTCCCCGAAATTGCGTGAACGTGCGTTTGCCTCAATCGGAAATACGGTACAAATTCCGGTTATCAATTACGATGGCGACGTTACGGTTAGCAACGTTCGTACGTGTGTTATCCCGGACGATGAAAACACGTCCGCACTTTATACCGTGGTTTGGGCGACATATTCCGTCGGCTTTACAATGGTGCCAACGTTGTATATGAACAACGAAATTTCGTATGAGCACGATTTCAACCGCAAAATGGAAAAGGTTTGCAGAGCGTTTGCAAATTCGTTAGACCAAGCAGCCGTTTCAGCGTTGGAGGCAGGAAAAACCCAAGTATTGAAAGACAAGTTGAATTACAATTTCGCTGCAAACGTTATTGAGGTTCCAACGCAGATGGCAACCGAAATTATGGGCGATATTAACCCGATTATGCGTGCAAATTGTTATCCGGGTTTGGTTCACGTCGTAGGTAACGCCGGAATTGACAGCCTTATTAAAAAATTGGCACAGCACGGTATTTATAACGACGTAAACAAGCGTATGGAATACGAAAATAAAGTGTTCCATTATACAAACAACGTCGTAAATGAAGCTAGCAAAAACGGCACATTCTTTGCCGTAGAGGATGGTAACGTTGGCGTTTTAACACGTGTTGACCGTGAGGCGTTGAACCGCACCCGTGCGAATTTCCACGAATGGGACGTTGTACGTTTGCCGTACATTGATTTGCCCGTTGGTTCGCACTATTACACAGCAGTTGGCGACCAGTCACAGACAGCAGGCGCAGTGAGTGCCGATATGACTTGCAACGTGAAAGAATATTTTGGATTTAGCGCAGACGTTGCGTTTGTAATTGCTTACAACAGCAACCCAACAACCGTTGCAAATCCGATTATCAAAGCGCAGATTGCAGCACATGTGGAAAATGTACCTTTGGGTATGCCTGTATATGTAACCAACGCCGGGGAATTTCCCGCCGGAGGTGCAGGCGCATAAGCCGGAAAACGGAACAATTATTTAACCGAGGGGACGGGGTGGTTATCCCCGCCCCCTTATTTATTGCAATCTTAATTCCTAATATGGGAAATAAATGGGCGTTTTTATGATAAGAATAAATGAAATATGCGAAGCGTTAAAAAATGTGTGCGGATGGGAGCAATCATACGACCCGGCAAAGGCGATAGACGACAATTTAACGCAGACGGAAAGTGGGTTGTATTTTCAAGGTGCGCACCCGCTTTTGACGTTGGATAGTATGGCGGCGATTATGCCGGATGATTGGGGGCTGCAATACCCGGAATGGAACATGATATTGCCGTACAAAGCCGGGCAGAAAGTGAGCCATAACGGTATTGTTTGGATTGCTAAAATTGACAACACCGGAGAGGAACCAACGGCAAGCGATTTTAATAATGATTACAGCCGGGAGGATTACGGAAACCCATATTGGAAACCGTATAATATGTTGACGGACTTTTTGGAGAGAATGACCCGAAACGGAATTGCGACCGCAATACAGACGTTTACACAGATTAAGCAGTTAGACAAAGAAACACGTAATTTGTTGGAGCGAAAAACGTTCTTTGATGGTGCCGGACGCATACGGGCGACGTTGCAAAACAATCATAAGTTGGTAGGATTTGAAATTGTCCCGGTTCGTGCAATGGGAGTGACGGCGAAAATTGAAAAGATAGGTTTGCAAATGACCGGGGGAACCGGGGTTGTTAGAATGTATTTGTTTCATTCGTCGCAGATAGACCCAATAAAGACTTTTGATTTGAATTTTACCGTTACAAATGGCGGTTTTCAGTGGTTCCCGTTAAATGATTGTTATTTGCCGTATATAAGCGACAAGAACAACGCCGGGGGGGCGTGGTTCCTTTGCTACAATCAAGACGAATTACCCGCCGGAATGGAAGCAATTAACGTATCAAAGGATTGGAGCCGGGAGCCGTGCGGAACGTGCAACATGGGTTCCGTTGAGGTTTGGCGAGAATTGACAAAGTATTTGCAAGTAACGCCGTTTATGTATAATGCGCCGGAAACGTTCGCAGAATACCCGGAGTTGTGGGATATTGCATACACGATGTACACACGAACCCAAAATTACGGGCTGAATTGCGAAATTACTATTGGATGCGATTTAACGGATTTCATTATTTCCCAAAGGCAGATTTTCCAAACGGTAATACAAAGACAAGTTGCTGCAATTGCATTGCGGACGTTGGCAATGAACCCCAACGTAAGGGTTAACCGCAATCAATCAAACGCAACCCGGATGGATATTTTGTATGAGTTGGACGGCAACACGTCCGGCGTTCGTCCCGGCGGTTTAGGTTACGACCTTAAAAAGTCTTATGAGGCGTTGCAAATAGATACGCAAGGGTTAGACCGTATCTGTTTAGCCTGCAATAACCGTGGGGTAAGATACAGAACCGTGTAATTATATAATTCAAAGGGAAAGTTGTATATAATTTCATGTAAAAGTTGTATTTATGAAACGGATAACCGATTTGCGAAAAAGGGTTGCGGATTTCAACGAGGCTTTGACGTCCGGGCGGATAATACAAAACATTATATGGGACAATGAGGCATATATAGTTGATTTGAACGCCGAGGAACAATTGTTTGAACAAGGTATTAACCGTTTGGGCGTCGAAATTTCGGATTATGCACCATACAGCCCCGTAACAATCGCAATTAAAGAGGCTAAGGGACAGCCGACAAACCGGGTAACGTTACGGGATGAGGGAGATTTTGAAAGTAGTTTTTATTTAGAGGTTGGCGACAAACAATTTGAAATTAAAGCGTCTGACTTTAAAACAGAGGATTTAATAAAAAAATACGGTCGTCAAATATTGGGTTTAACCGACGAAAATATTTCAATATTGATTTGGAAATATATTTTCCCGGATTTAATGGCAGAAACAAAAAAACAAATTTATGACAAATAACGTAAAAGCCCCGGTTATTGACAACCCGGAATTGTTAGACCGGATAATTGGGAACATTCAAAACGGATTAGTTGATAATTTGCCGTGGTTGGATTATGCGTTTGGCAGGGCGGAAAGACTTGTTAAAATGAACGCAAACCAAAAACGCTATTATATGCCAAACGTGTATTCCGGGAAAAACGAATATATGGAAGTTTGCCCCGATGCGGGTATTGGTAATTTCTGTTTTTTTTGGGTTGACGACCCGCAAAATATCAGTTGGGAACCCGGAGTTGATATTGGCATAAAAACGGCGTTTTCGATTATCTTTTGGTTTGATTACAGAAAGATATACAACGATGCAAGCACACGCAACAAAGAGGATTTGAAGCGGCAAATATTGGACGTTTTGAACGGCGGTTTTTTGGTGCGAAATGGAAGTTACAGAATAAACAAAGTGTACGAATTGGCGGAAAACATTTACAGGGGCTTTTCGTTGGATGAAATAGAAAACCAATTTTTAATGCACCCGTTCGGCGGATTCCGGTTTGAGGGCGAATTGAGTATTGGAGAAACATGTAAATTGTAGTATATGGAACCTTTTATTTATAACATTATTGTTGTCGCATTAATAGCGGCTTTTGTGCTGACGTTATTACGCAAATGGGGCGTCATTGAATGGGTACAGATTCACGGGAACGATTTCTTTTCAAAGATGTTTAATTGCGATTTCTGTTTGTCGTGGTGGACTTGCGTTTTGATTTGTTTCTTTGCGTTGATATTTACCGGGAACCTCTCATTTTTGGGCGTTCCCTTTTGTAGTACAATGATAACACGTGTTTTATTATGAAGAATGTACAAATAAAAGGAATGAACGTTGAATTGTATGATTCAATCGAGGATTTGCCAATTATGCGTTTCCACAAGTATAACAAAATGCTTTTGGTTGACGCCGGGGTTGGTTCCGATTTGTCGGATTTTGACCGACATATTGAAAAGGTAATACGTTATTTGAACAGCCCAACGCCAAACATGGCAACCGTTGAGTTGGAAAATATGCGCCAAAACATATATTTCATTCAATCCGAGGTTTCCCCCCGGCATTTGGCTTTTGCCGTGTTGGTTAAATCAATAAATGGTAAACCCCGAAATGATTTGTCAGATGATGGATTGCAACAAACAATGAGTCTTTTTAAAGACGTTGCAAATTCAGAGATAACCGCCCATTTGGAAGCGGTTAAAAAAAAAATAGACGATGAATTGCGTTTGTATTTTCCCCGGTTGTTCGATGATGCGACATTGAAAGAGTATTACGATAAATTGAAACAAAGAACGATTGTTGTATTACGCACAATAATAGACGGTCGGGCAACCGAGGCGGACGCAAAAGAGATTGACGACATTACGGCGGAGTTGATAACCTATTTCAACCCGCAGACGTTTACCGGTTCGGAAAGCGTGGAAATTAGTCATGACAGACAATTTGAAAATATGTGTTTGATATTGTCCCAAAATTTGCATGTTGACCCAAAGAAATTTACCGTTTTGGAATATTACAACGCATTTGAGTATATCAAGGAACAAGCCAAAAAAGCAAACAAGCAAAAAAAGGCAAAATAAGGCGATTTCCGGCGTTTTTATTTTTAGGCGATAAATTACACATTTGAGAAAAGAAAATGCAACAGATGGGGAAATTCCCGTAAATAACTAAATAATCGGCGTATGGCAGATAATAACAACCCAATCAAATATTCGGATTTAATAAGCCCGGATAATTCGATTACAGATTTGATAAAACAATTGGATGAACTTTCGGACACCTATACAAATGCACTGAAAAATATCAAAGCCGAGGCAATACAATTGGCGGAGATTCTGAAAAAGGTTTCCGGCGCAACGGAGGACGGGCGAAAGACAACCAAAAAAGCCGCAGACGATGCGGAACGTTTGGCACGTGCGCAACGTGATTTGGCGTTTGCAGAAAGCGAGAACGCCAAAAAGTTAGCCGAGTTAAAATTGGCACAGCAGGAAGCGAACCAAATTAATAAACTGATTGTGAAAATAAATCAATCCGCCGAGGGTAGTTATAACCGTTTATCGGCGCAATATTCATTGAATAAGATTTATTTAAACAACATGACTAAAGCCGAACGGGAAAACACCGAGGAGGGGCGAAAATTGGTTGCACAAACCAAAGAAATATACGAAGAAATGAAACGTTTGCAGGAAGCAACCGGGAAATTTCAATTGAACGTCGGAAATTATACGGAGGCGTCCGACGCAATTATTGCGTATGGCGACAAATTAAAAGAAACGTTAGGTTTAAATAGCGCATTTGGCGAAAGTCTTTTGGCGTTAGGGCGTGGCGGGGCTGAAAGTAAAGCCGTTTTTACAGCTATTGGCGACGGGGCAAAAGCATTGGGAAAAACTTTGTTGGGATTACTTTCAAACCCGGTTTTTTTGGCGATTGCCGGAATTGCGGCGGCGGGTGCGGCGTTTAAATGGTGGTACGATTATAACGCCGGGTTAGTTGAGGCAACGAGATTGACGCAACAATTTACCGGGAAAAGTGGCGATGATTTGAAAGCGTTTAGAAATGAGGTACAAGCCGTCGCCGATTCATTCAACGCAGATTTCCGGGAAACATTGATTGCAACAAACGCATTATCAAAACAATTTGGTATTTCTGCAAATGAGGCATTGCAATTGGTTAAGGATGGGTTTTTAGCCGGAGGCGATGCGAACGGGGAATTTTTAGACACGTTGAAAGAATACCCGGCATATTTCAAAGAGGCGGGAATATCAGCAGACCAATTTGTTGCAATTGTTACCCAAACAAACAAAATGGGTATCTTTTCAGACAAAGGCGTTGATGCAATTAAGGAGGCAAATTTGCGTTTGCGTGAAATGACGACGGCGACGGCGGCGGCTTTGGATGGTATTGGTATTTCGTCGGAACAAGTTCAAAAAGATTTGCAGACCGGAACCAAAACAACGTTCGATGTTATACAAGACGTTTCCGCAAAATTGGCAGAATTGCCGGATAATGCGGCAACGGTCGGGGCTGCAATTGCAGATATATTCGGGGGGCCCGGAGAGGACGCCGGATTGCAGTATTTGCGCACGTTGAAAGATATTTCAACAAACATGGATGAAGTAAAAGGGAAAGCCGGAGTTTTGGCGCAATTGCAGGAGGAACAATTGCAAAGCCAAATTGAGTTGCAAAACGCATTATCCGGGTTGTTTGACGCAACCGGATGGAATTTTGAAACGTTGACAACGCAGGCAAAAGTTTTTGTTAACCAAGGATTGACGGCGATAATAAAAGGGGTTATTGATGTTGTCAATTACTTGATTGAGTTATACAATGAAAGTGTTTTGATACGTGCAATTTGGAATGGGATTGTTGCCGGATTCAAAACAACATTTGATACGTTGGGAAATTTGTTTGGATTCTTTATTGATATAGTCAAAGCAACCGGAACCGCATTAAAGGGGGCGTTTACGTTAGATTTTGACGAAGTAAAAAAAGGATTGGCAGATTATGCAGCAGCGTACGGAAATTTGGTTAAAGCCCAAGTTAAAGACATAACAGAAAATTTCCAAGAGGGTTTGGATGGTATGCAAAAGAAAATAAAACCGTTAACAATCCCGGTTTCTGTTGGAGATACCCCGACGCCACAAACAGACAATAAGCCCGTAACGACACAGAACCCAACCGTAACGCCAATGGGTAAAAGCGATGCGGAAAAGGCAGCAGAACAACAAGCAAAGCAAATTGAAGCGGCATATAAAAAGAATTTGGAAGCAACCCGAAAATTGCAGGATGCACAATTGCAGTTGGAAACCGACGAATGGGCAAAGCGTCGCCAACAAACGCAATATCAGTATTCCCGCCAAATTGAGGATTTACAACACCAATTGCAGACCGAAAAGGATTTGAACGAAACCGGACGTCAAGCGATAAACGCCACAATTACGGCGTTGGAACAGCAACAAACCGAGGCGTTATTGAAAATCGAACAAGACCGACAATTGCAGGAATTAGCGTTACAGAAAGAAAGCATTGAATTACGTTTGCAAGCAGTCAAAGAGGGAAGCGAGCGGGAAAAACAATTGCGGATGCAGTTGTTGGAAAACGAAAGACAAACCGCATTATTACAGAACCAACAGAAACCGACCGGGCAACAGCAGGACGCCGCGGCGATTAATGCAAGTTTTGACGCAAAGGGAGCCGGAATTGCGGACGAATATTTGCAAGCGCAATTACAGATATTCGACCAACAACAAGCGTTGGCACAATCGGAGTTTGATTTGTTGAGAAATTCAGAAGCCCGGAAAACTCAATTCCGTTTGCAAGCAGAAAAGGAACGTTTGCAAAAGGTTTTAGAATTAAATCAGCAAGCCGCCAATAAATTGTCTGATGTTGAGGTACAAACAATTCAAAACACTATTAAAAAAGTAGACCAAGAAATTGAGCAATCCAAAGGGGAGGAACGAGGAACAGACATTTACGGTTTGTTTGGGCTTAATTTGGACGACGACCAAAAAGAGGCAATTAATACGTCTATGCAATACGCATTGGATGCGTTAAATACATTCACGGCGGCACGTGTTGCCGCAGCAGATGCAGCCGTTGAGCAAGCGGATAAAGAGGTTTCCGCCGCACAATCGGCGTTGGATGCAGAATTGGAAGCAAGGGCAAACGGGTACGCCAATAATGTTGTACAAGCGCAAAAGGAGTTGGATTTGGCAAAGAAAAACCAAGAAAAAGCGTTGAAAGAACAACAGAAAGCGCAAAAACAGCAGGCAGCAATACAAACATTGCAGCAAATCGGAAACATGGTAACAGCAACGGCGCTGATATGGTCGCAATTAGGTTTCCCGTTTGCAATACCTGCAATTGCCGTAATGTGGGCGAGTTTTGCAGCGTCTAAAATCAAGGCGGCGCAATTGGCAAAACAGACCGGAGGAACCGGAGGAACGGAAACATACGGCGACGGTACCGTTGAACTTTTGGAGGGCGGTTCGCACCAAAGCGGAAATGATATTGATTTAGGAACGAAACCGGACGGAACCCGCCGGCGTGCCGAGGGAGGCGAATTTTTCGCCGTGATAAATAAACGAAGTTCACGCCGTTTCAGAAAGATAATACCGGACGTTATCAATTCGCTAAACAATGGTACGTTTGCACATAAGTATTTAAAATCCTATTCAGACGGCGACGGTTTGACGTTAAACGTTACCGGACAAAGCCCGGATTTACGCAATTTGTCGGATGATGTAAGGGAAATTAAGGAACAGAACCGACGACGGGTTTACGTGGATGGCGACGGAAATACGATTGAAAGTTACAAGAATTTGAAACGTAAAATAAAAAGACTATGACACCAAAATATAGATTCTTTTTGCAGATAGGGGAGGACGGAACCAAACAAACCGTCCGCCCCAATTATAAGGATGATTTAACGTTGGATTATGAGTTGGAAACAAATCAAAGGTTTTACCGGGCTAAATTGTCCGGTAAAATAAACTTTGTCCGTGCTGATTACGATATTATCAATGACGCCCCGTTTGATTCTGAATTTTTCCTATATATCGAAAAAAGCGATGATTGGGGACAAACATACAATCAATACTATAAAGCAAAGTTTATGAAAACGGATTGTACGTTTAATGATGATGATAAATTGGTTACGGTACAGCCGGAAACAATAGACCAATACAACGACGTTTTGGCAGGATTGGAAAAGGAATACAATTTAATTGAGTTGACCCCACAAATCGAATTTCTTACAATAAGAAAACGCCCATTGATACAAATATACGTTCCCGGAGATAGTATTGTTTCGTGCTTTTTGGGCGGCACGAATTGGGAACAAGACGCAAACGCCACGACTGACCAAAACGCATTAATACAAACCTATCATTTTGCACTATGTAATATTTTGAAAGAAATACAAATTACGTCGCACGGTTCCCCGGAGGTAATATCCGGGCTTTATGTTGGGCGGATGTCGACGGGTGTAAGTCCTGATGAATTTATGGGAGATTTATACCCGGAATTAAATGTAAATTATTATATCCATATTGCACAAAAACTAGTTGCGGGTGGGCTACCTATTGGGCTAGCAGGTGTTGAGATACGCCGCCGTTCTGATGATGTGGCAATGTTCCGGTTTACAAAGATAACGCAAGAACCTTTTGATACGTTGGAATTTGATTTAACCGCCGTTGAGGGTTCCGGAGCAACGGGTACGATGCACGCCGATATGAAAAGTTATAATATATACGCCCGATATTTGGTTGATGTTGATAAAATAGACGATTTAGATACATACCCGTTGCCGTCCGATGATATTGTAGATAATAATAGAAATTACCGCCGGGCAATTGGTTACGCAATCGACGTGGCATTTATATCTAAAAATTTTTCAGATACGCCGACCGAGTGGGGATTAGCCGACAGTGGAAAGTATTTTGCGCCGCCTTATTCCATATATGGACAAACGTTTTATCCAATCGCCCGGTCAACGTGGCGTTATGCGTCGTTATGGTTTGGGTTTTATCTGATGGATTGGATATTAGAGGAAAAAGCCCGAAAAGCATATACTTTGCGTGATGCGTTTACATTGTCGTCATGTATCAATGTGCTATTAAAAGAATTTGCGCCCGGAATAACGCATGAAGCGACGCCGGAATACAGCCAATTTCTTTATAACACAAACAATCCTATTTCCGGGCAGTCATTTAAGTTGCTAATAAGTCAGAAAAGTAATATCATTAATGGCGAATATAAAAACCCGGCGCAAAAAGCCCCGATTACATTACAACAGATTATGACGATGTTACGGGATATTTACAAATGTTATTGGTATATTGAGGACGGAAAATTTAAAATTGAACAGGTAAGTTGGTTTAGAAATGGCGGTTCGTATGGATATAACCCGATTATTGATTATGATTTAACACAATTAGAAAACGTTAGGAACGGCAAAAAATTAGCTTTTGCAACGTCTGAATATTCATTTGACAAAGTAGAAATGCCGGAACGTTATCAATTTGAGTGGATGGATGATGTAACAACACCATTTGAGGGTTTACCAATAGAAATTACGTCCAAATATGTAACAGCCGGAAAGATAGAAGAAATAAATATTTCCAATTTTACGTCCGATATTGATTTGATGTTGTTAAACCCCGGTGCAATTAGTTTGGATGGATTCGCATTGTTTGCGGCGGTTATGCCGTCCGGAGGTGGACAATTGGAATTGCCGTTTACAAGACAAACCGTTGATGGGGTGGAATATTTTTTGCAAAATGGCTTTTTAGCGTTTATCAATATACAACCGACATATTGGGTTTATGATATGCCAGCACGCAATTTCAAAATAAATAATATCCCAAATTATGCAATTAGTATTGAGAGAAAGAAAAAACAAACATTGAATTTCCCGGCAGGAACAACAGACCCAAACCCGATGCAGTTAGTTAAAACGTATATTGGTAACGGTCAAGTTGATAAACTTTCAGTAAATTTGTGTAGTCGAAACATTAAAGCAACGTTGAAATATGATACAGAATAACAACATAAGCGTTTTACCGTGGTACACGTCAATAAATGAACAGAACCACAGAAAAAATTACGCATACGGCGCAATTTACCCGTTGTTTGCCCCGGCTGATAGATTGTTACCGTTTCAGATAATCAGAAACACACGGTCAAACAATGTTACGTCAGTGGTATTGTATGAAAAGACCGGAAAGCAAGTTGCAAACATAACAACGTACATGAAAGAAACCGGATTGCAGATTGTCCGGTTTCAAACGTTGGGTTATGATGTTATATTGTACCCGTCAATTTTACCCATGCCGTTAAATCAGTTGGACGGAATATATTATATGACGTTATCGGATGGCGTGCAAACGTGGTATTCTGAAATGTTTACGGTCGTACAAGATGTTTCCGGTTACTTAAAAATACAATGGTGGGACATTGAAAATTTGGTATTTGACGCCGGGCAAATAGTATATAAAAACCCGGATTTCAAAAATACGTTGTACCTTTATACCGAGTTAGGAAAACCGGATTATGAATTTGAAGAAGATGGCGAAGAACGGGACGGTTATTTTTTTCCGGAAAAACAAATATCTGTAAAAACGTTTAAATGTACGATATTGGCACCGGAGTTCCTTTGCGACGTAATGAGATTTATCCGCATGGCTGATTACATTCACATAACAGATAAATACGGCAGGGAATACGATTGCGACACGTTTCTAATTACCCCAAAATGGCAGACGCAAGGGGATTTGGCGAGCGTGGAAATTGAGTTTAAAACAAATACCGTCGTTAAGAAAATAGGACGTGGGTATAATATTATCAGTAATAAGGGAGATTTCAACGACGATTTCAATAATGATTTTGACAACAATTAAATTAATTAGATTATGGGAAATTATGAACAATTAAAACAAGCGATTTCCGACGTTATCAAAACAAACGGGAAGCAAGAAATTACCGGGGCAATAATGCAAAATGCTTTATTGACTATTATTTCAAATGTAGGAAGTAATTCTACATTTGCAGGAATAGCAACCCCAACAACAAATCCGGGAACACCCGACCAAAATGTATTTTACATTGCGTCACAAAATGGAGTATACAGCAATTTTAACGGTATAATATTAGAAAATGAGGTTTCTATATTGACTATATATAAAAATATATGGGTAAAAGCAAACACGGGTATAGCTACCAAAGAGCAGCTAAATAAACAAAAAGAGGAAGTTGAACAAGCGAAGCAGGAAGCATTACAAGAAATAGAGAAACAAGGGGAACAAGTATTGGAAATTTTTAATTCACAAAGAATAACCCCCGACATGCTTTCTGAAAGTACAAAACAATTTATAGAAGCAAGCGGAGGAGGAACAATAACGAATTTGGCTGACGATGAAGATATTGCGAGCATAGAAAATGAATTGGGCATTCCGGTTCTAAAATTAGCAGACAGAATATATAATCCTATAAGCGGCGGCGGAATGGGTTGTAAAATATTAAGAAAAAACATTGTGAATGGAATCAATGTTTTAGTACAAAATATGATAAATGAAGAAAATACCATTTATGAGATAAAATATGACTTTAATTGTAATGGTTTAGAAATAAATATACCAAATGGTTGTTATTTGCATTTTAACGGAGGAAGAATATTAAATGGAATTTTGCGAGGAAATGTTAAAAATAAATATCTTATACCGGAATGGTTTGGAGCCATAGGGGATGGGGTTTCAGATGATAGACAAGCCATACAAAATGCTTTAAACCTAACTAACGAAAAAATTCTTTTGGGTAATAAATTATACTACTTAAGTAATACAAGTATAGGACAATATTATAATGTAAATTTACAATTGCCGGAAAATATTGAAATAGTAGGAAATAATACAAGATTTAAAAGAGAGATTGGTAGTCATGTATGCCTAAACGGAGCAAGGTATAGAGGAGATATAAAAAAAATGATTACTAATGTTGAGATTAATGAAAGTTTAATATATATTGAAAATAATGAGGGGTTGAATATTAATGATAAAGTATTATTAATTGGAGAGGATGGAACAAGCGGAGATAAGGCAGAACCAATAGATTGGATGTTTAATTATATAGATGGTATAGATGGGCAAAAAATTACATTAAGATACCCAATACCCTTTAATATAGATTTGAGTAGATGTAATACGGTTGGAGATATATCAACAGCAACTAAAAATGGTTCAATATCGAAAGTAAGCAGTGGAAGGGTAAAAATAACAGATATACATGATATAACGTATAGTGATAGTACGTTAGAAGCCTTTATAGTAGTAAAATATCAGTCAAACAATGAGTTTAAAAACATAACATCAATCAATCAAACAGCAGTACAATTACAATATTCGGAGGATGATTATTTAGAAAACATAACAACCAAAACAATTTGGAATGGAAACAGTATAATTGCAACAAATGCATTGACTTTTTGGGAAACCAAAAATGTAATTGCAAATAATATTAGCCATTATAAGGGTGGGCAAAGAAAAGGTTTATCATCAATAACGTTAGAGGGGTCGAATAAAAATGTAATTGTAAATAACTTTAATTTATACGATAGCACGGAATATAAAACAAACACATCTGAACTTATTGTATATTCTTCAGAAGGTAATGAAATAACTATAAATAATATAAATCTGTATATGAAAGAGGATAGAGGTATTGTCGCCGCAGCACTTTTGGATACAGAACAAAACAAAGGATACATAAAATTCAATAATGTAAGGTTGTTTTGTCCGCATATTTATAGATTGGTAAATAATGCGAATATAGATTTTTTTAATCTATTAAATGGACGTATTATATTTTTAGGTTGTATAGGCTTGCATACCGAAGATAATAATATTTCAACAATGGATACCTATATAAACGAAACGACTAATATTATACCAATTACTATACATTACAACAATAATAAATCAGCAACAAGTGATATATTATGGAAATTCAAGGGGTGTTACATATATGGAGTTGAGTGTGAAACGGATATAGATATTGTGATAAAAGGTAATAATGTAGGCGGTTTGGGATATAAGGCTTTTGATTTTGGAGAATTTAAAAGAGGAATATCATTTAAATATGTCAACTATTGGTATTTACCCGAACAGAATGGATATATGTCATTTTCGCCTCAAGAATTAGTTGGACATTATGATGTTAAAATAAGACTATATGTAAGAATGTTTAATAAAATCGGTTCCGTAGATATTCAATCTATAAACCTAATGAAACAAGGCCCTACAAGTTCAAGGCCAAATTTACAAAGGTGTATGGCGGGTTATATGTATTTTGATACGACTATAAATAAACCAATATGGAATAAACAAAACACTAATTGGATAGATTCAAATGGGAATAATGTATAAGTAAAAATATTATGGAAAGAATTTTTAATTGGGAACAATGGCGTATAATCGCTATTTCCACGGTTAGCCCGTTATTTGGGTATTTAACCCCGACAAAGGGTTTTGTTTATGCGTTGGTAGTAATGTTTGCGTTCAATATTTGGGCGGGAATGAGGGCGGACGGTGTGGCGATTGTGCGATGCAAAAACTTTTCGTTCCGTAAGTTTAAAAACGCATTGTGCGAATTTCTGTTGTATCTGTTTATCGTGGAGGCGATTTTTGTAATAATGAAAAATTGCGGCGATGAAAATGCGGCGGTTATCGTGGTAAAATCACTAACATACGTGTTTATGTATGTGTATTTGCAAAATGCGTTCCGCAATCTGATTATTGCGTACCCCCGGAATTTTGCATTACGTATTATTTACCATGTTATCCGTTTGGAGTTTACAAGGGCTTTGCCGTCGCATTTGCAACCGATAATTGACAGATTGGAAAAAGAATTTGGGGACGACCCCGACAAAAACAATAAAAAGAAAGGAGAAAACGAAAATGAGTAAAGTTGTAATTCTTGATGGAGGTCACGGCGTGGATTGTGCCGGGAAACGTTCCCCCATTTGGGGGGACGGTTCCCAATTGTTTGAATGGGAGTTTAACCGTGACATTGTACGCCGTATTGCGGCGATGTTAAAAGCCGATGGCGTAAAGTTTGAAATTTTGGTACCGGAGGAAACCGACGTATCATTACCGGAACGTTGTCGACGTGCAAACGTTATCCATGCAGATTGCGGCAATAATGCCATTTTGTTTAGCGTTCACGGGAACGCCGGAGGCGGCACCGGGTGGGAATGTTATACCAGCGTAGGACAAACGAAAGCGGATGCAATCGCAACCGTACTTTGTAATGAGGCGAAAAAAGAGTTTACCCCGGATGGTTGGAAAATGCGTTTTGATTATGTGGACGGCGACCCGGACAAAGAAAGCCAATTTTATATTCTGAAACATACGGTTTGCCCGGCGGTTTTATCCGAAAACTTTTTCTTTGATAATGAAAAGGATTGCCGTTTTATGTTGTCAGACGCCGGGCGTGAACGTATTGCAAAAATTCATTATGAAGCGATAAAACGTATCTTATGAAAAAATATTTAATAATAGCGGCAATTGCTTTGGCGGTTTCCGCCGTTGTCACTATATGGGTGCAACATTCCCGGATTAATCAGTTAACCGGGGAAAGGGACAAATACAGAACCAACACGGAAACGTTATTGCAGGAAGTTTCCCGGTACCAAACGAAAGATAGTTTGAACGCCGCCAAAGTTGGGGTTTTGGAGCTGAAATTGTCAGAGTTTGAAAAATACCGGGCGAGCGATGCGGAGTTGATAAAGACGTTGCAGACAAAGAACCGGGAGTTGGAAGCCGTTACAACGGCACAAATGGAAACAATAACCAAATTGCGGGGAACCGTCCGGGACAGCATTGTATATTTGCCCGGAGATACGACAACAATTGTTCTGAAATGCGTTGATATTTCCGACCCGTGGTTTTCATTAAAAGGATGCACGACGCCGGACGGGGAGTTTACCGGGACATTTGTAAACCGTGACAGCATTTTAGTTGCTGCAACCGTACAATATAAACGGTTTTTGGGGTTCCTTTGGAAAACCAAGAAAATAAAGAACCGGGAAATTGATGTTATCAGCAGGAACCCGCATACAAAAATAATGGGGGTTGAATATATAGAGATAGAAAAATAACTATCTTTGTATCGAATTACATTTGACCACATAATTAGAGATTGTTTTCAAGGATTAGCCGGGTTTGCCTCGGCTTTTTTCGTTTTGCCCATTTTTAGCCCCGTAGCGGGCTTTTTTTATTCCGGTGGATAAATTATATATCTGAGCAAAGAAAGTGTCTTAAATCGAAAATTCGCCAAAAATAACTATCTTTTGAACCAAAAGAAAAATTTTTTATGCGTTTTGCTCAAAATAAAAAGAAATTCTTTTGGTAATTAAAACAAAGGTTGTATATTTGCATTGTCAAACAACAACGACGGGGCGTTTACCCCGAACAATTAAAAGAAAATCAAAATGGCAACAACAATTTACAACGGTTTATTATACACAACAAAAGAAATTAATCGCAATTTCCGCATTAAAATCAACGGTATTGTTGACGGTAAAAAGGTTAACAAGTTGGTAGGCGTTAAAGGATTGATTGAATTGATTGGCGTTGAAATGGCTAATAAGATGTTGCGCCGTGCATTTAATGGCACCGATGATAAAACCGTTTGCAAATTGCGCAGAGGAATAAAGATAAGTTTCTATGTTAAATAATATCCGACCGGGCGGGTTCCCGGAACCAAATACAAATTCGTATGAGTTCAGAAAAAAGAAACAAGTTAAGCGAGATTTTCAAATTGGCGTGGCAGTTCGTAAAACGCAATGGTTATAAACTTTCAGAGGCTTTAAAATGTGCATGGTTGAACATTAAGTTGAAAGCCGAAATGAAAAAACGAATTGTAAAATTCTACTTTCAGAAAATAGACGGTTCATTGCGTGAGGCATACGGAACCACAAACCCGGAAACAATCCCGGCAACAACCGGAACCCGGAAACCCGCCGACACGGTACAAACGTATTTCGATACAGAAAAGCAGGAATACAGGTGTTTCAAAAAAGCTAATTTAATTCGTATTGCATAATCAACGCCGGGGATTTCCCCGGCAAAAAAAACAAATGATATGAAAACAATAAACAACATTGATGATTTAAGCGACGATTTGTGTTTATATTGTCCTTTGGATGATGGCGAAAAAGGAACCCACGGCGTCCCAAATGGATATATAAGTTGTGAGGGGCGTTGTTGCCAAGAAGCGTATGAAATGTATATTGAGGAATGGACGGAATAACAAATTGTATGGAAAGTATAATAATAAAAGAAATTGAAATGATGTTGGAACTACCTTTGCACGAAAGACAAAAAGCGTATTTCCAAGACTTATTAAACGCCGCAAAGCCCGTTAAAATAGTTCCGGCGGCTGATGTATTGGAGGATTACGAATTGGACTACATACGGCATGTAATTAAGCCAAAGCCGAAAGAATGTTATCGAAATTCCCATTTACTTTGCGAGGCGTTCCCGGAACGGATTCTTTATTGTGAGGGAAAAACAAACGTCCCAATACCGATTGACCATGCGTTTAACAAGGTCGGCGACGCATATATTGACATAACATTTGAATTTGCGTTGCATGAAAACCCGTCAATATATGAGTACGTAACATTTGGCGAGTACGACGCAAAGACCATACGAAAAGCAGCATTGGAAACCGGATATTACGGCGAAATTTACAAATGGTTGTATTATCAGAGTAAGAAATAAAAAGACCCCCGGCGTCATAAATCAATATGCACCGGGGGAATTTTACGCAGTAACCGAGAGCGATATTTGGTTGATGCGGTACCACAAAAATATATTGTTTGCCGTAAATTGCAAAACAACCCGCAAAAATAAATTTGAAATAAAAGTATTTATTTTTGGTAATTAAAGAAATATTTGTACCTTTGCATTGAAGTTAAGCCCACGCACGGGGATAGTGCGAAATAATATGAATATCAGAAAAGACAAAGAATTGAACATTTTGGCGAAAGCAGCCGGAAAGAAAGCAACAGAAGTTGAAACAATCATTGTAAACCAATTAATCCAAAAGGAAATGATACAAGACGACCCGGAATTTTGGGGATGCACTTTGTTTGATAGTATCGAACGTGACGTTCCGGTTTCTGATGTTGTCGGCATTATCAAAGCAACCGGAATTTCGGTTGTACGTTCCGAACATTTGGACGCATTTCTGAATTTGGTATTGGTCGGAAAAGGAGATTGCCCGGTATGTGGCGGAGAAATGGAAGTTACCGACGCCGATTATAAATGTTGCGGCGGCGATGGGTATTTAACCCCGTATGAATACGAACCGATATTTGAGGAAAAAACCTGCAAACATTGCGGACACGTAGAATAATAACCATAAAAATAAACAATATGAAATTAAGAGTAAATGAAGCAATCGCCCGTTCCGAGGCGAACGGAAAAAAGGTATTGAAAAAGGATATTGCAGCCCGTTTATTTGAGGGCGCAAGCGAAAGCGCACAGCAGGTAAATATGACAAATCTTTGCAACGGGACAACCAAAAGGATTGTTCCGGAATGGGTAGTAATAATTTGCGAAATGTGCGGTTGTTCCGCCGATTATCTGTTTGGAATGGAGGATTAAAACCATGAAAAAGAAGTTTATCGAAAAAATGGAAAAGATGGTTGATGTTTTCTTTTCCGATGCGTGGCAAGCAAAGGTTTTTGCAATGATATTTAGCATTTTCGGAGTAATATGTTTTATTGCCGGATTTTGGAATTATATCCATTTTTTGTTTTCTGCAATGTGTGGATTAATGGTTTATGTATTGTTTAACGAATTAAAGAGCAAATAACATGAGAGCGAAAAAGAAACAGCCGGAAAACCCGGAAAAAAGTATTGCAAACACAATGGGTAACGCAGTAAATGCGGTTAAGAAGTTGGCGGAAGCAATGGGACAATTGCCCGCCGATAAATTCCCGGAAATAAACGATGAACAACAGATTGTCCCCGGATTGGATGCCGTCGAAATAGAACAGCCCGCCGGGGCTTTTGAAATTGTGCCGGGCATGACGGTTGAGGAAATGACAGCAATGTTTTTTGATGGTGCGTTGATTGAACCGCCGTATAAAGTATGGCAGCTAAACAGCAAAGGACACCGATATTATTACAAGTTTGACGACAACGGAACCCCGGAATTTTATCCGTCAGTTACAACAATTTTGTCCCAAACAATGCCACAATCGCCGTTTCTGATAAAATGGATTGCCGACAAAGGTATTGACGAGGCGGAACGATACAAAGCAGAACGGGCGGCGTATGGTACATTTATGCACGCCCAATTTGAAGAACTTATAATTAACCGGGTTTATGATTTGGACGGATTGAAAGCCAAATTGAAAGATTATATTGATAACAACAAATTGCCCGCCGATTTCATTTATTACGCTGATGATTTCAAAAAGGATATATTAGCATTTGCGCAATTTGTTTTGGATTATGACGTTAAACCGTTAGCCGTGGAAATTGCGTTGGTACACCCCGTTCATAATTACGCCGGAATGATTGATTTACCGTGTACGATGTTATCAAAGCCCGGTTCAAAAGAATACATAAACGCAATTGTGGATTTCAAAAGCGGGCGCAAAGGATTTTACGAAGAAGCGGAAATTCAGTTGCATTTATATGCGATGATGTGGAACGAAAATTTCCCGGATATTCCGATTGACCGTGTTTTCAATTTTAGCCCGAAAGATTGGCGAAAGAAACCGACGTACAATTTGAAAGACCAAACAGACAGCCCGAACGCAAAGAAAATCCCGTATCTTTTGGAGTTGGCAGCAATTGAGGACGAAAAACGGGATAATACATTTACGGCGGTTTCCGGGGAAATATCATTGGATAACGAACCGGATTTGACAAACAATATTGTTTCACTGACGTTGGCGGAACTTGTTAAAAGCAAAGCCCCGGCGGAAAAGAAAAAGCCGGAACAGGAAAAAGCCGTTACCGTTGAGGATTTGAAGAAAGACCCGGAACCCGAACCACAGCCGGAACCCGAACCACAACCGGAACCGGAGGAAAAGAAAACCAAGACCGTAAAGAGAACCACACGAAAAACGGCAAAAACGGCGGGAAACAAGCCCGTCAAGGAAAAGAAAACCGCAAAACGTACAATTACACCAAAAAAAGAAAAAGTGGCTAAAATCGAAGAAAAACAGCCTAAAAAGCCGGAACCCGTGACAAAGAAAGATTTGTTGAATACTGAAATTGATATATAAAAGCAAGGGGCGGAAAGCCCGTCCCCATTTCTAATTTGTTGGCAGTTCTTAAAAGTTGGTAATTATGGAAAATGAAATTTGGAAAGACATTCCCGGATATGATGGGTATTATCAAGTTAGTAGCTATGGTAATGTAAGGTCATTAGAAAGACCTTATACAATTTGTTCAAAAACTATTATATCAACAAAAAGCAAAATATTAAAACAAGGAATAGTAAAGGGATATTATAACGTTGAATTAAATGTTAATGGAGTTGCAAAAAAATTTTTTGTACATAGACTTGCGGCATTAGCATTTATTCCTAACATTAATAATTTGCCTTGCATTAATCATAAAGATGAAAATCCATTAAATAATAGAATGGAAAATCTTGAATGGTGTACTATTGAATACAATTTGAAATATGGGACAAGGCAAGAACGAATTTCCAAAAATAGAAAAAGGAAGGTTTTACAATATTCCTCTGAAGGGGAATATATTGCAGAGTACGATGGGGCAATAGACGCTGAAAATGCTACTGGAATAAAAAGGCAAAATATAAGTAAAGTAATATTAGGAAAAAGACACACAGTCGGAGGATATATTTGGAAGAAAGGAGGCTCAAAATGAAAGGTAGAATAATGCGTAATGAACCAATAAATAGAATATCATTACCTATAATTGGGAAAATAAAAGTTGGCATAAAAGATGAAAAGGGATTGCCTAAAAGTATAGATTATTTTGTAAGCACCGGAAAATATGCAGGGCTATTTAATCAAGCATACGGGGATAAACCGCAAACAATACAAATAGTATTTGTTTATGATGAACCGGAAAAGTCATGCAGGGAAGAATATCAATATAGGGATGATGCTGGTAAATTGGTTGCATACGGCGACGGGGAAACGTTCTTTGTATGGAACGGGAAACAATATGCACAATACAGTACAAAAGATTATCCCGATTTAATGGCAGGCGTTGCGAAAAAACACCCAAACCGGGCTGTTAAGAATGGCGGCGACGGATGGATTGTAACGTTAACCGTAACTTTTATTATTCCGTTGGTTCGTGGCGTTGGCGGGGTATGGCAATTCACGACAAAGGGTACGGCGTCAACAATACCCAATATCCGTGATACATTCGACGCCATATTGGAAGAAAAGAAGTTCGTCAAAGGAATTATCTTTGATATGAACGTACAATTTGCAGTTTCTCAAAAGCCCGGCGACCGTTCCCGTTATCCGGTTGTTACGATTGTTCCAAACGAAAGTGAGGGAAATTTGTTTGCGGTAAAAGAAGCATTTAAGCCCGTACATTTGTTGGAATAAAAAAAAAGTATTATATTTGTGGCGTAAAACGATCGACCGTTACCGATTGAAAGATATTTGCTAATTAGCTACAAAGCCCCTTTTAGATGTGTAACGGCTCTAATTGGGGCTTTCTTTTTTTAATTATGACTTACAATATTTTGATTGACCAAAGATTCGCCATTGCAAATAAACTGACTATTGTTCAAACAACAACGCTTGCAGCGTGTATGACATTGCCAACGTGGACTAATACAATTACGGTTGATGGCATTGTTTGGTATCAATATTCAGAAAAAAAAATGGTAGATGATTTTCCGTTGCTTTTTTCAATCCCTAAAAGAGTTTACAAAAACATTAAAGAACTTGCAGACAGAGGATTTATTGAGTTGAGTTCTTTTGGGAAAACAAAGTATCTAAGATTTACAGAAAAATGTAAAACATGGAACAGAAGCGAAACGGACTTTAATCAGTCCGAAAACGGACTACAAGACTATAATTTTAATATACAGCAGTCCGAAAACGGACTAAACAACAGTCCGAAAACGGACTTTAATCAGTCCGAAAACGGACTACAAGACCTGTCTCTTATACACATCTGACGCTGCCGACGATATGCAGTGTG